ATCGCCGCCACCAGAACGCCAAATTGATTGGGTGGTTGAGAGTGCCATTTAAATTGTCCTTCGTACAAAGATTAGCTAGTCAGTTGTGTACGCATCTGCCGGATCAGTCTGACTAACCGGAAAGCCCGGATACCTCGTTTATACCACAGCAATCAAAAAAGTCAACAAAAATAAAAAGGGGGCCGAAGCCCCCTTTGCTACTCATTAAGAGTTATCAGGTCGAACCGGGCGATCCGAAGATGCCCAATGGATCCGAAACGCCGAAAGAATAACGCTCACGGGCCTTGTAACGGATATTTCCAGAATCAAAGTCCCCGTCGCTGCCAGTTTGCATTGGCGTACGAACAAAGTGCTTCAAGCCGTTAGGAACATCAGTCAACAAGAACCAAGCATTGGTATCGGTCAAGAAGTGGTTAATAGAATAACCTTCAGGGATCGAACCGTTGTTTTTCAGAGCGTTGATGTCGTTGTCATTTGTGCCAACACGCAAAGAAGTTTCGAGCAAACGAGTTGCAACGAACTGCAATGATGGGGGAACAATCAACTTACGGGGCTTAGCGGCGATAAGCAAGCTGCGCTCGTCGGTCCAAGCGGCGATTTGAATCACAGCGTTTTCCAACGATGTTTCATTCAAGTCAGCGCCAGTAGCGGGACGATTGCTGTTAGTACCACCAGACACCAATGGGTGTGCTGTAGAACACAGAACTTGGCCGTCACCGTAAGTGGGGCCGCCAGTAAAGGCACCGTTCAGGATCGCAGCGGCTTTAACTTGCTTGGTGTAAGCCATAGCACGAGCCAACGATTTGGTGTAACGAGCCGACAAGCTGTCGTACAGGTTATCTTCCATAGCCTCTTCAGTGATGGAGAAGCCCATAGCGATGGTTTCGTGGTTGTAACGAGCGGTCCAAGCTTCCTGTGCATTGTCGTAAGCGATGGCAGAACCTTCGTTCTTGACGGGAGCAGCAGAGAAACCAGCCAGTTTTGTTTCCTCTTCAAAGGAACGCTCAGAGGTTTCGGTTTCATAAATTTCTTTATGCTCTTCACCGTAGCGAGCGTACTCCAAACCAAACAACGCGTTCAGGCCGGGCAGGAGTTCCTTCAGTAATTGTGCGCGTGAAATTGCCATGATCTACTCCTTAAATGCCAGTGGCGTTGTAATACGAGTGATAACCGAAGTTGAATTTCACGATGAATTCAACAAAGTTACCAGCAGCATTGGCGGTGTCAGGCACCACGTCCACGACGCGCAAAGGCAAGCTAGTAGTTGTACCAGCAATGTAAATGCCAACGCGGGAATCGCCGGTGTTGGTTACGCCAGTGTTCAGAACCAGACGGCAGTTGTTGCCAACAGCGGTTTGGCCCAAATAAGCGGGCAGCAAGCCAGAAGTCACATCATCTACGGTAGTACCGGCGACGTTCACTGCTTTAAACAGGGTGTCGGGGTCATCGCAAACGATAGCCACAGCATCAGAAGCCACAGTACCGGTAGGCCAGTATTGTGCAAAAATCTTCTGGTTTGTGGATGGGTTGGTGTAAGAACAACCCAAGAAAACTCCAATGGTACCAGCCAAGGGAGATGCATCAGCAGCCAATGCGGATACTGCAATAGTACCTGCGCTAGTCAATGTAACAATATCACCATAAAAGATATTGGCAGCATAACCAGACGCAATAGGCAAATTACGAGTAGAGCCAGCAAATAACTGCCCACCGATCAAATTGATCGGCTTAAGCCCGTAGGGGGCGTTAACGATGGGGTAAGCCATATTTTGCTCCTAAAAAATTAAAAACCTTTACCGAAAGTCACGTTGCTACGCCTCTCGTTGAAAAGAGGCATGCGCGGATCGTTTTCACGCATGAAGTTGTTATCAACAGAAGTCATTTGAGAATTAGCTTGATTCCTATAGTATTCGTCGCGCTGTTCAGCAAATTCCTTAGGTGTTTTGCAAAGCAACAGTCCGCCAATTTCAATACAGTCGGGGAATCGACTGTCTGGCACACTGAACACACGCAATTTGGGTTGCGTGACTGCTTTAACGGGTTCCCATCCTTCGCGGAGTTTCGAGGAAATATTTATAGGATCAGGATTGTTGAGCGTACTCAAACGGATCCAACGAAACACCCAGCCTTCTTCAGGCTCCGGCTCTGGAAGAAGTTGTGGTGGTACCCAACGACGTGGGCGTTCATCTGCCTCACGAGTACGTTTTGGTGCACGAGAGTCCATCTTTTCGTTTTGCAAATCTAGTTCCATAATTAACCCCTCATTTGTTCCGCAACCTTACGTGCATAAAGCTCCAAAGGAACTCCAAGCCGTTTGGCGATTTCCACCTGCGTTTTGGTAAGTACGACTTTTTTAGGCGCAGTACCCCTCGTTGCCGGTGCAACTACGTTTGATTTTTTCGGAGGAGTTACCGCATCCTCCGGCTCACCAGACTCAAACATATCTGGAAAACGATTCCGTATATCAGCGTCGATACGTTTATAGTATGTATCGCCTCCTACAGGGACTCCCTCGCTGACTAAATCTTCGTGCAGCCCCAAGGCGTAAGCCGTCATCCGTTTATTTGACCCAAACCACGTATTCTTGTCTTGCCAAGTTTGCAGTTTTGGGTCAACCGGTGACGGCTGATTTGTCACTTGTTTAGTTTGTACATCAAAATCGTCAGTTTGTAAAGGGGCAGGTTTGAAATTATTAACTTTTTCGGATTTTAATTTTACCGAAGTCATATCTTCCTGCGCTTTTAGCAACGCATCGGTATCTCCGGCCTCATAAGCCTCCTTATACCGCCGTCTAACTTCATCAAGCTCGCTAGCAACTACTTTTTTAGCTTGCTCCAACAAAGCTTGCTGCCCTTGAGATAATGAGCCTTTTAATTGCTTATTTTCTTCAATAACAGATTGCGCCAGTTTTAACGCTTCGTCTTTTTCGCGTTGCGCAGATTCTTTAGCTCTACGCTCTTCGTGGTAGCCCTTAGTAAAGTGCTTAATGCGCTTCTGTACACTCTCGTCGTACTTTGAAAGCTCTTCATCAGTCACTTCTTTGGGGGGCTCATCCATAGGCGGGCGACCCCGGTCCTCTGGGGGAGTATCGTCAACAATCTCAATTTCGGGAGATGCATCCGCTACTGCAACGGTTTTAGGTTGTTTTTCTTCAACCTCATCTGGGAACTCAAATTCAACTTGATCGAGTGGCATATAGGCCTCCTTATGCTCGGGTTATGCCGCGCGGATCTTGAACCACACCTTCGACCGAATCATCATTAATGATGCGGAATTCTTTGCCGTGGATCTTAATACGCGTACCGGTATTTGGACGAACCAAAATAAAATCTCCTACTTTGCAGCTTGGGCCGCTAGGGAATCGTTTTGTGTCTTGATAGGCGTCGGGGCCCATTTTGACTACAAATAACACAGGAGATAACACTTCTTCAAAGTGCATGGTTTGCCCCGCTTTTAGCAAGCCGCTGTCATATTCCTCGTCAATTTCAGGTAATACACACAGTAGGTGATAAGTTGCGGGATCCGGCACTTGCCGGGCTTTCTCTTCCGCTGTACCGGGAAGAACGGATATTGGACCTTGGGGGTCCAGCGTTTGGCCTATCAATAGTTCACTCATCGTCGTGCTCTTTCATTCGTTGCAGTAGGTCGTTAATCTCTAGCTGCGCGGTCAACAACCCACGTAAAATACCGCACACCTCTTTGTAGTGATCGTAGGATTTAGCCCCACCATCACCCAAAAACTCTAGCAACTTATCTCGTCTCTCTTCTAGTTTAGAACCCAAGTGGTTCAATACTTTCGTATCCATCATTCTCCTTTAGGTTTTGGCTTAGCCGCCGGTTGATTTTTCATTTGCTCCAATCTTTGCGCGTGCGTTTGCTGCGTATGATCTAACTTTTGAGCGTGCACATGCCCGCCGTGCGCCATCTTCTGACCGTGCTGTTGTTGCTGCTGCGCCATAGACATCTGCGCCTGCTGGGCAGCTAACTGCTGCTGTTGTTGGGCTTGCGCCATCTCCTGCGCGTGGCGTTGTGCCTGCATCTCCATCTCGGCACGGTGGCGCTCTGCAACAATAACGGGGTCTTCACCTTGCTGGCCTGCTTGCTGGTATTTGAGTTCAATCTCAGCTTGCTTGAGCATAAGATCACCCTCAACCTTCTTAGCTTTGGTAGCGGCATCTTGCGCTTTAATCTGCAACTCTTGCTGCTGCATCTGAATAATCGGATCCTGCATCTGCTGCTGGGCTTGCTGTTGAGCCGCCTGACCTTGGTGCATCTGGAGCAACTGAGTAGACGCCTGTGCCACCAATTTAGACAACTGAACCTCCATGTCCTCATTGAGTTCTGCATTCGGCGCGGGGAGCGTAGCCCCCAGTCGATCTTCAATCTGTTTGCGGTACTGGAACGACAAATGTTCAGCAATGTGCGCCATTACTGCGGCCTGCATCTGCTGGGCCATCGGGTTCTGCCCAATCTGCGCCATGATGATCGGGTCCTGCATAAAGGTCGTGTGCACGGCAATGTGCGCGTCGTGGTCTTGGTAGATAAACGCCTTAGTAGGCTTGCCGTTAAGAAACGCCATATTCTCACTGATGGGGTCCCGAGGCGTCATATCATCCTCAATCGGCACTAACTTTTCAGCGTTCTTGATGCCCAACACCTCAATCATCTGACGGTGCAACTGTGGTAAGTCGTAGATCTGCGGAGCGCCTTGAGCCAACTGAATGACAGCTTGGTACTGCATGATCCGCTGCGCCATCGTGGCGGAGTTGGGGTCCGATACGGGGATCACCTCCACAATGTCATAGTCGCCTTGCTTAGCTCTGCGGTCCCCACCCTCGGGGACGAAACTGTACTCGTCAGGGGCGTGGTCTCGGATCAGCGCCTTGAGCAGTTTAAACTCCTGTTTCATCGAATAGTGCACGCGAGCTTGCACAGCCGACATGGTTTTAAGCTGCCGCTCCAAGATAGCCAGCGTAGTACCCACCGGAGCATTTGCGCTCATGTCGCTGACTTTCATATCAGCAATCGAACCTAACCGGCGACCCTCGTCTGTAATCTTCTCAAGAAGTGCGGCCAAAACCTGACTTGGTTCTTTGTAAGGCAACGCCATGATGTTGTCTTTGATCGAACCGCTAGGAACGTCCACGTCGCGGAACTCGCCCGGTGCAATCGGCGTGTCATCGCCCTTAACTCGCAGCCCACGAGACTTGAGTCCGCCCGGTAAATTTGATAAAGTACCCGCATCAACCAACTGCCGGATGAGGCTCGTCCCTGCCCGCGCGTATCCACCTATTAGGTTAATTAGGCCAAATCCATAAGGCCCAAACCCGGGTATATACGTGTACTGTACGAAGTGCTGGCGTTTTAGTCGGTTCTTATCACTTTCTTCCCAATTTCGATAGATTGAGAGGATGTTGTTGGTTCCTCTATCAATAGTGATCACATAGGGAAGTGCAATCCCGTCCTTGTCCTCGTAGCCGGGCAAGTCAAAATCAACTTGGATTTCGTAGAACTGGTAGCGGTCGTCGTCTGACAGGTTATAGCCCTGATCTTCAGCCTTGCGTTTCTCGATATCCGAGTGGATCATCTGGGGCTCGCCCAAATCCATATCCCGGTAGAACCCGTCTACTTGTAATTTGCGCAGTTCATTTTTGGTCTTGCGCATGACGTGCGTTACACGCTCAGATGTAAACGCGCTGGTACAACCGTAAGGAAGCACAACGTCTTCAGCCGGTATAAAGATGGAAGTCTGCCGGTCCAAACTCGGGTCAAAATAAACCTTCTTAAAGGCCGCGCCCGCCAAACTTAAACTGAACAACATGCGCTCATGCTCAGGCCGGTACTCCGTCATGGTCTCGGTCAACTGGTAATTCATGTCCTCGCGGACACGCTCTGCGGCTTCTTCTTTTAGCCGGTCAATAGCGCCAATAATCTCGGTCTTAACTGGGCCCGCTGCGGGGAAAGTCTCAATAATGGTTTCGGACTGAAACCTAACGGCGGCTTCTACCAGCACGGTAGAGAATACGCCACATGCGCCGTTCCAAGGCTCGGTACGCTCTTCGTACTTCATACCCAAAACATCAAGGCCCTTTACGTACATTTCTACCCAGTCCTTACGGCTGTTAATGTCGCTTTCAACCAATTCAACCAGTTCGCTAGCAATGGACTGCAACTCGGCGTCGTCCATGTACTCAGCTAAATTAGAATCAAAGGCCTCGCCCCCACCTTCAGCCTCGGGCATCAAAGTAATCTCCATACTGCCATCTGCCAGCGTTACGGACTCCGGGTCCTCAATAGAGATTTCCAAATCGGGGATGTCCATCTCTGGCGATCCAGCCATGCCGAGTGGGGCTGCGTAAATAGAACGGTCAATATTGGTAGCCATGTAAAATCCTTAGTAGTATGCAGGACGCCGAGTTTTGTAAAAAAGGTCATTATCATCGCGGTCTGTGCTTAAACGCAACATACCACCATTACGAATCCTAGCCAACGCAAGCGTCATAGCGTCAACCTCGTCGTCATGTTCCCCCGCCGGAAATGCCAAAATTTCCTCAACCGTACTTGCTGCCCATGCGGTTTCCGGGAACCATACATGCCCCGCAGCAAACATATCTGATACGGCGTTTAAACGCGCAATTTTATCCTGACCTTTACCCGGGCTGAAATCCTGTACAAATATATTAGATCTACGCATCTCGTCAATCAAGGGCTGCCCACTGGCTTTAGCCTCCACAATAACGCTATCCGGTTGCCATTCTTCGTACTGGTCATGCGCCATTTTCTTCAACTCAGGAAATTCGTACTTCCCCTTAACGCGGTTGAGCAATATCACATTAGTCGTATTATCTTCCTCATTCTGCCACACCCCCCACGTATGGCACACAGAAAAGTCAGAGCGTTGTTTAGTAGTTAGCGCAGTATCGTACGCCTGCACAATAAAATCAACCTTAGGCGGGTCATCTTTTTCCCACCATTTAATCCATTCCCGTTTGATAATAGCCGCTTCAGAGGCTGTCGGGTTCTGTTGGTACTGCGCATACCACTGCCACATGATGTGGTGCATGGACGCTCGGGTTTGTTGCAAAGACTCTAAGCTCCACTGCTCGGGCCATAGGGATTTCTCCTCATCAGTGCCTTCATTAAAGATCGCGGGGAACTCAAAGGCGTCGTACTGGTCACCACTAGAATTAAGTGCTGAATCTTTAAGCAGCCGCCCAATCAAATCCCGCTGGTGCCACCGTGTGTGCAGCACGCATATCTTTCCATTAGGCATTAAACGAGTACGCAGACCTGCGGCAAACCATTCGTACGCAGAATCCAGCGAAGAAAAGTTAGAGGACTTCAAGTCCTGCTCAGAATGTGGGTCGTCAACAATAATTAAATGGGCACCACGGCCCGCTAACGCGCCACCAACACCCGAAGCGTAAAACTCCCCGCCTTTGTTTGTGTTCCACTGCCCGGCGGCTTTAGCATCCGCAGCGATCTCCACGCCCGGGAATATTTTTTTGTACTCCGCCGTCTGAAGTAGGTTACGAACCTTTCGCGCCATGACCACCGCCAAGTCCGCAGTGTGCGAAGCCACAATAATCTTGTGATCGGGGTGTTTTCCAAGATACCAAGCGGGGTAATAGATGGAAATCATCTGGGATTTACCAAAACGGGGGGCCATAGACACAGCAATCCTCGACTTTTGGCCCTCTTCCACGTCCATCAGCAGGGAACCCAAGCGTTTTAGGTGCATTCCGAACTTATATCGGGTGTCCACAGCCGCAATAAACGCTAAAAAGTCATTTTGGGCCGCAGAAATACGCTTGCGTTCCTCTAACTCGTCAAACATGGTGAGCAATTCCACTGCTTCCTCGGGCGGAAGCCCCTTGACGATCTTGTTGATGATATCGGGGGTAAGACTAGCGGAAGAGAGCATTGGATTTCTTGGGCGCTGGAGTCGTTATGGACGCTAAAACATCAGAAACTTCCAATTCTTTAGGGGGTTCTACGTGGCGTTCTACAATTTCCCCCTCAATAACCTTGGTAAGACGCTCGCGTAGCAGTTGTTCAAGCTCTTCCGTCGGTCTATGCCGCATCGTAATTTCGGTTTTCTCGGTAAACAGCCCAACGTCCGAAATTTTTCCTAACATTTCCAAAGCTTTTAGCCTGATCCGGGGGTCTCTATCTGCCGTTTCTAGCAAGAGTTTGTTGGTTATGTACGTCCGCAGTTGTGCCGCAGATTTAACAACCACACGATCATACTCACTCAGTAGTGCTGAAAGATGAGCAACGACCCCCGGATCCGCCAAATCATCGTCCGACGCCACATTCTTCCCCGTAAAAATAGCACG